CTTTCGTAATCTCGCTTTCCGCCGCGTCCAACACCCACGTTTTATATTTTACGCTTACGTCTGACACATAAGGATCTGCCTTTAACGTCGTGGAAAATTTCCGGCTGCGCGGAATCGTTGTCGATATTTTTCTGGTCGATTTTCGTATTTCGATTCCAGACCGGCGGGATGTGTTCATAATCGCAGCGCAAGCGAACAATACCTCACGCAGAGCTTTTTGACAGGTCTGGATTTTAAGCGTGCCATACAGGGGCGTTTTCGCCACCTCTTCCTCTACTGTATAATCTTCAATCCCTGCCGCTGTCATAATCTCTTCGATCACACTTCCCGCCGTTTCTCCGTCGTATATCCGCCCGTCTTTAAAATCCACATTAGCAAGCATCCCTTTGTAGTCAATCGCCGATATTTGTGTGACGTTTTTTGCGGTACTGTTAGATTCCATGAAAAACACGCCCAGCGGCATCTTCACGCCGTCAACGATTTCATAGGGTAACATTCTCTGCTTTTTCTGCAATGTTTTGTGCAACCCGTCGATTTTGCCAATATTAAAATCATCATCAGGGTCAACAAAGTCAAACGTAAGCTTGTCCGTCTTGACCTGATTACTGATAGGGTCTGTGTCATTTACAAGCTTCGCGCTTTTTATGACATCGGGGCCCCAGATAAACGTTGTGCCATACTCGAGATAGTTTAACTTTACATTGTGCCACGGTAGGGCACGTACAAATCGGATTTCAATGCGTCCGTATTCCTCCACCTGGTTTTCGGCAAAATAATTCAGTTTGTCCGGAAAGAAACGTTTTTGCGATTTATATGTACCGCCGAGGTCGTACCATGTCACTTCCATCTCCAGCGGGAATGTTTCCGAAAAATGAAAAGTCAGCCCGATAGAGGTATGATTTTCGGTAAAATCTATTCTGATTACAGGCTGTTTTTTGAAAATTCCATCTGCGCCCGCTTGCACATCCGAAAAAAATGGGATGTCCGTCGGCGTGTCTGGCATTTCGCTAAGACTCCCATCCAACACGAAAAAATTATGTTCCAGTGTAGCGTATTTTGGTGGGCTGCCTTTTGACTTAAACAGCCCCATATCCCCAAAAGCAGCATTGCTCTCTGTGCTTTCTTTTGCATCAGGCAGAGCAGTCGTGTCATACAGATTGTATTCGACATAAAATTCTGTTTTCATCATGGTCTCCTTGCCGGTTCTTTCGCCGTAAACTTGCAGGTAAACCCTTTATAATCAGCGCTATCCTGTGTTATCTTCTCGTATTCATCAGAGACGCTGGATATATAAGCTGTGTATTCGTAATAACCAGGATCTGACGGCAGCGAAATAATATGGAATGGGACGGGCTCTGTAACCTTATCCCAGAAACGTTTATATACGCCATCCGGGAACGAGCTGCTCTTCCCGACCGACATTGTGTAGTTAAAATACACGCCTATCAATTCACGCTGGAGCTCTCCCGTTTCAACTCTTTCGGCGAATTTGTCGAGGAAATCCGCGTTTCTTTTTATGGACACGATGGGGATGTTAAAATACTCCCCATCTATGTATATGCCGCGTGTAAAAATCATCCTCCGATCACCTCCAGATCATATCCTTGCCTGCTTGCTTCCGATAAGAAATCCTGCAGTGTAGCTTGCGCCAGATCTACCCCGTTTACCTGCAAGACAATTTTCGCCGTTCTAAATCCGCCGCCGCTCTCTGCCATTACCTCCGATACAGCTTGTTTGATTGTGCCTATCGGCGCTTCGATGTTGGTCTGCCCTGCCCGCTGGTCGCCCAGAATCGCCAAGAACGGGTTGCCACCACGGATTACCGAGCCAGATGCAAGAGCCGGGATATCCCGCAGGGTACGAGATGCAAAGCTTTCGTTTATGGCATACGGCTGCGTGGACATTGTTCGCGGCTTCGATGATCCGCCACCAGTAAATGCGTTTTTGATACCGCTGCCGATGTTCTTGATTTCCTCTATAACGCCTGCAATCATGTCGCTAACCCATGTAAAGAAGCCGGACAAGAACGCCTTTATAGAATCCACGACGCCTTCTACTTTGGTTTTAAAAATCGTGAAGATTTCCTGCGCGGTATTCCATGCGCCCTTCCAGTCTCCATCAATCAGCTGCTTAACAACTTTTACAAACAGACGAAATACAGTTTTCATGATGTCAATAATACTTTTTATCTTATTCCAGAAATCGTTGAACGTATCCCAAGCAACCGCCCACGCCTCTTTCCAAAATTCTAAACAATCGTTTATAAACGTCATAAAGGTTGTAAAACCATCAACAATCGTCTTAATTCCAAGTATAATAAACTCTAACAGCACCCCTAATCCTTGCACCAAGAATGGCACTGCGTAGGTCATAATCCAGTCAACAATCGGTTGCAAAATACTCTCCCAAAAAGATTTTAAAATATCCGCAACCAACCCAACTCCTCTTATTATAGCTTCCCAAGCCGGCAGAAAAGACTGCGTAAGAAGCTCTGATATTCTAGTCCCGATTCTGTCGATAACTGGCTGAATGTGTGTATTCCATGCGGTTAAAAAATGGTTGACAACCTCTGAAAGCCCGCTCGTTAAACTATCAAATAATGGCTTGATATGAGCGTCGTACATTGCATTCAGGCTATCAAACGCTTTATCTACAGCCGTCTTAAATCCTTCCAGCACGGTAGCTGCGCCACCTAATAACCCCTCCAGTGCAGTCTTGAACCCGTCAGCATTTTCTGTAAACGGTACAATAAGCATTTGTAAAAAGTCCCGCCCCAGTTTAAGCGCAAGTTCAGTCAGCCCCATAGCTGCATCCGCAATGCTTCCTATCAGCGCCGATACAAAGCGGATCCCGCTTTCGCTTGAAAATGCTTCAAATACATGGGCTATACTCTGGAACAAATCAGCCAGAAGAAGGTTTATATCTGCCCCCACGTTAAATGCGGATATCAGGAATTTTTTTATCCGGTCGGTATTGTTTTCGAGATAATCCCCAATCCCGCCGATCAAAGCCGCCGCCAGAGTAAGCCCTATACTCGCCATTGATCCGGTAAAGGAACCCAACATATACATAAAGGTTTTAAGGAAGTTGTCAGCAGCCCCCACAACCGCAGGATCTGACCATATCTCTATCCATGCATCACGGATTTGCTGAAGCCCATTTTTGATAATATCTAAGCGGTATTCAAAATCACCCAAGCCATCCCAGAAGCCTTCCGCAAAAGCATCTTTTAACTCTTTTACATAGTCAAGAATAGGTTTCAGCTTCTCCAAGATCCCATCAAGCCAAGACTTCACTCCTGCATCAACAGGGACTTCCTCGAACATGTCTTTCGGCTGTGTTCCACCTCCACCGCCGCCGGAATCATCCTGCTTTTGCAGCACATCCAGGTCGTCAAATTTTGCCAGAGCTCCGGCTGCCTTTTTTGCCGCAGCTGCTGTTCCATTCAGGGAATCGTTGTAAGAATCCTGTATCTTTTTCGCTCGGATGAACGTGCTTTTCCCGCCAAGGATGGCAATAAACTGCGCCACATATGTTATTGCCCGCGCTATTCCGTTTATAAGCGCATTGAGATACGGAATTACCATCTGGACAATTGGCGCAAAGGCAGCAGCAAACGCATTCCCAAGTGTAACCAGTGAATTTTTTAGCGCCTGAAATGAATTTGCCAACGGAGCGGAGTATTTCGTAAGGTTTGAAAACCCCTTTTGCATTCCGGCTACCATCGCATTAAATGCTTTTGTAATCCAGTTAAATATCAACAGCGATAATGCGATACCTTTCAATCTTGATGCAAAAGTGCCGAACAGCCCCGCGCTTTTTTTTGCGCCGGACGACGCTGTTTTAAATGCTTTATCGGCAGAATTCTTCATCCGGTCAAATTCTTTTTTGATGGGCTTCTGCTTCGCGTTAAGTTCTGCCATCCTGCGCTTTGAAACATCTATGTTTCCGGCAAGCTGAGACGCTTTTGCAGACATTTTTTGAAACTCTTCCGTGTCTTTCGGGGATACAAACGCAGCGCCGGATGCTTTCTCCGCGTTTATTTTTGCCTTGATTTCATCTACTTTTTGAGCCGCTTCATCCAGTTGAGCCTTGTCCACCTTCGGGGTATACGCCTTTCCACTGTTCTCCATCTGCTGAAGCTTTTCTTTCAGATCATCTACACGGTCGGATGCGGCTGCAACCTGTTCATTTAGTACGTCCCATGCGCCGCCGGTTTGATGTACCCCCATGTTTTCCCAGTCTGTCTGACGTGCTACAAGCTTAGACAGCTCTCCTTGCGCCGCAACGAGGTCTTTCTGTAAAGCTTTATACTCAGACGTTGCCGCCCCCTTTTGTGACATACGGGCCTGCAGTTTTGAATACTCGGATTCTGCCTTTTCTAACTCTCTTTGTAATTCTGCAAATTTTTCTGTCGGGATTTTCTTTTGCGAAAATTCTTCCATTTTGCGATTGAGAGAATCTAAAGCCGCGCTGTCTTTTTTTATGGCATTAGACACGCGCATCATCTGGCTGTTTAAATCTTTTGTTTCAATTTTTGTGTTTATCCGTATCGAACCGTCATATTTCGGCATATCAGCCTCCTACCTTGATCCATTTCATAAAAGCGTCAACGTCTTCCTGTTCCTCTTCTGTCAGTTCCTCTTCCCGCTCTATTGCAAATATTTGTTTCTGCTCCTGCAATGCCTGTTTTGCACGCGTGTCCATCTTAGGGTCTATTTTCTGCTGCCGGATGGCTATGACGTTCGTGTATGCGCATTCACCGAGCGTGGACAGCAGTCCCATGAACGCCCAGTAGTGCATGTCAGACCGGTTCAGGTCGATTCCGTACTTCTCCAGAAATGCTGAATAGATGCGCCACTGGTCTATGTCAAAATCTGTTACCGGAACTTTGTCCTCATCCTTCGGGCGGTTGTCGGTATACCACCCGCTCAGAAACCACCTAAGGCCATCCACGGCAGTTTTTAAATCGGGTAAAGAAGAAGGGCTGCCGTCCCCATCCTCTGACGGATACAGCAGCCCCAGCGCTACAGCCAACCTTTCATCGTCTGACAGGTCCGGATCTTGCAAAGCCTGTGAAATCTGGATCCCTGTCTGGAAGGCTTCGTCTATGCGGAAACCCTCATATTCTGTTGGGAATTTATCAAGCAGCACATTCCACATTTAATTGCTTCGCGCCCCTTTCCTGTTCGGGCTGTATTTGCTTGTGATTTTCTGATTTCGTTCGGTGGCGAAGCCCTGAAGAATCGGTATGATCTGGTCTAAAAAGTCCGCGATAAGCTCCATTCCCGGGGATTCCACGTCAGGGAACACCTTTTTGCAACACCCGCTCCCAAACAGAGAATCCAACTCAGCGCAGGCCTCTTTGCATAAAGCGTCATACGCTCCGAAGCGTTCCGTGAAATCACTGGAAGAATCATTAGCAATCCTATCGGCTTCCTCGTTTTTTGCATTCAGCCATGCCACAAAATCGTCAAAACGCTTAAAAAAACTGTTGTCAGAGATGTTGACCGCAATATAATCGCCGTTGTCGTTGACCTCAATGCGTTTGACGCCACTGTCTACTCGTAAACTTGCTGCTCCCATCTTGTCCTCCTTATTCCGTTAAAGCCCTGTCAGACGCGTGCGTCGCCGTGAATTTTCTTGTGGTTACGTTAAACGTTCCAGCTTCTCCGTCACCTCTGCCACCCAGAGTCAGTGTATCTGTCACGTTTGACCCTGCATCGCCACCTGTGCCACCTACACTCACAACGCAGCGACGGCGGACTGCCGGATATTCAGGTCCAGCGCCGGAAACTCTCACGCGGACATAGGATGTTATGGCATCAGCTCCGACGGGCAGCGTGTCTATCATCTTGTTAAACCAGTCTGTAAGATCCTGATCCTCTTCGTCTACGTTCTGCCTTTCAACTTCGATGGACGGCGTATAGGATTTAAGGTCCGTAGATCCGTTTTCCTGATTGATGTACTGTACCGTCTCCGTCTCGGGGTTCATTTCCTCCGTTAAAGAGGTAATACCCGTTCCCAGAAGCCGGTAGTCTGCCGCTTTCCCCTCAGAGGTCGTGTCCATTTTTACATCGACAAAATGTCTCAACAAATGTCTTTTCATTGCTTTTTTCCTTTCTTAAATTTCAGGCTCGATAACATTTTTATAAAAAACCGTAACCGGTAGAACCCAGTCCTGCACGCCATTCTCCTGCGGCTGTGTCCCATATGCGTTCCCGCGTGTTACCCGCTCAACCCTCCGCCCTGCGGTCAGATCTGGGTATATCGCTTTTTCGTACTCTTTCCCTTCAATCCCGGAGGGTTCGTGGCAAAGCCAGCGACCCAGCGTATCCAGGAATTCCAGAATAGTAATTTTCTGTCGTTCCCTTGCTCCCGTGGTCGAACGGTATACTACAAAGCAGGGATACCGGCATTCCTGATATATCCGCCCGAGTATATCTTCTTTTTCTGTATACACCAGCGCCCCGGAATCATTGGAAAACGCAATGCCATCCTCAGACCCGAGCTCTTCGAATTTAATTACTTCATCCGGATACAGCCCCGGAAACTGGTTAAGCAGCGACTTCATTGCCGCCGTCAAAACATCATAGCCGGTAGCATCATTCCCGATAGGTTCAGCCATTTTCCTCCACCTACTTCCCTAAGATTTCAAAATGCGGAATTATCGCATATGGTCCGCCCACTGACGATATAAGATAAACAAAATCCTTTTCGGTATTCATAAACGCGTAAAACCCTTCATATCGCCTGTCCGTATAATCTGCATCGTTCACAGGACTGTCCCCGTCCCATGCTCCTACCATAAAAAAATCTGTAGACGGATTAAATGTAATGCTGTCGGGCAACAAATCGTTGACCTGTCTGTTCCATTCCTTCGGCGGAAGCCACGGCAATTCTTTTCCGACGGTATCAACAATAATTTTTCTCCCGTTCTTGACCCCGAACGGGATATGTAACTGTGCGTTATCTGTACTGTCTGGACCGTACAGCTTCATAATCTGCCCCCGGTCAGTCTCCAGATGCACGCCGGAAAGCACATGAGGATACCAGATGGCGGCGGTGCTGGATTCGTAAAAATTGAATATTGTCACTATCGCATCATTCATCGGTATCCCTCATTTCACAAAGAGCTTCGTTAAATTTATCCGTAAACGCCCGGATTCTCACGATATTTCCCATGCATTCCTCTGGCACAGAACCGTAAAAGATGATCGTCTCCGGCTGCAACCGCCTCACCATTTCTTCATACCCTGCCAAAAACAGCGCCTTTTTTTCCTTGCTGTTCATGCAGCCAACAGAAGATACCGCCACCGTTCCACCCTCTGGCTCCCCATCGAAACACCAGTCATAAGAATCCGGTGTGCTCCATGAGATTGTTGGAATCACACGGCAACCATATTCTTGCAGATATGCACCTATCCAGTGCTTGCGATAATGGTTGTATATCTGGATAGCTTTCGGAAAATCGGTGTAGTTGCTGAAATCCGGTGTCAGAATGTACCGGAATTTGCTCAGTTTGTCCACGTACCTGTCTGGATTTCTCCATAGTGCGTCAAATTGGTAATCATCTAAGAAGAAATGAACAGCTTTCTCTTCTGAATTATTGCATTTTCCTCTGGCATAATTAAAACCGACAAATTCGCAGTTACCCTCGAATGTCTCAGGTTTTATCTGTGGTATACCGTATTCGCCGACGCCAGAGAAGATGCGGCGGTTCAGATTTTCGTAAGCTATACTTGTCTCTCGGTTTGCCATAGATTACTTCTTTCCGCTTCCAAAGAACCATGAATCAAAGTTTTTCATTCTGCGCTTTCTGGCTCTGTCATAAGTGGTGGTAGTACGGCTTGTATCGTGCAAAGCACTTGTATCGCCTTTTTCAGATGCCTTTGAAAATTTGTGCATTTCATCTCTCATGGCTGTACTGGCATTGACTAATTTTCGATGCTCTATAGCAAGCCTTTGATTTTTAAATAACGCCTCTGCACTTCCAAGTTTTGCGATTTTCCTTTTACTCTCACTTAATCTGTCATTTATATAATTCATTGTCTTTACTGCTTCGCTCTTTGTCTTGATTGACTTAAAGTAGCTAGTGTTTTCTGAATTAATGACCTTCTCGAGTTTACTGTCTTTTTTAACAGTTCCGCTCCCTCTTAAAGCGTCGCTTTTCTTTGAAGAATTAAAGTACACCTTCGCAATAAGCTTAGAAACCGGCTTCTCGTTACTTAACCCACTACTTCCGCCACGTCCGCCCATAAAATCACGCTTTCTTTGCCTGCTTGTATACCTGGTTTACTCCTGTGGCCGCCAGCCCGGACACCATGCCCACCGCCGCAGCATTGATATAGTCCGTCGCCGGGAAGTCCGGCATGATGTTCATTCCCAGCGCACCCAGAAGGCCGCCGCATACCGCCATAATGACCGGAATCCACTCATCCGGGATTTTCTGCGCCGCCTTACAGCCCAGACCGATAACATAGCAGATAGCCACGATGGCCACACAAGTTCCTAATGTCGTAATGTCCATGAGTTAATCCTCCTGTTTAACCACAATCTTTTTGCATAAAGCTAAAAATTTATTGTTACCCATTTCTACCTTATTCCTGCGTACAACAACGGTACGCCATCATCATTTTTCACTCCTGCAAGATAAAGCATTGCCGCATTTGCCAGAAGTTTGTTTGTCTCCTGTGCATCCCCGGACGCCTGGTAGACCGCGCTCCATGCCTTTGCGCCGTTTGCCATTTCGGACGGGGAAGCGTAGGAAATTGATTCAGAACCGGCAGACTTGGAAGTAATTACTCCCGAAGTAACACCGCCAGCCCCGCCGGAAGATGTCCCCCCGGCAGCGGCAGATAGCGCCTGTTTATCTGCCAGCTCCAGTTGATATAACTTATCACAGACCGCACACACGGCCTTCTGTACCTTTGTCGCCGCCCTTTCATCAGACGGTAAGCCGTCAGCCAATCGGTCAAAGGTTATCACGTCCAGAAAGTCACTGGCGCGGTCTGCGATACGATCAAAGTCCTCCGCCGGGACGACATTCCCGTGGTAGATCTGTTCATAAAATGTAAATGTCGTGTATGCCATCCCGTCGGCCTCCTTATCTCCTACTCTTCCGTCTTGTTTCCCCGGAAAGCGGTTCGCCGTCAGTATTCAGGGGTGTACTGGCGGCCATCAACCCCCCGCATTTACGGTGATTTTCGCGATACCATCCAGGTATTCCGCAAACAGCACAAGGCCAGTGATCGCAAACGCCTCAGACACGGCGGTGTTGTAGTTGCCCTGCGTGTGGAAACCGATCAGATTCGTTTCTCCGCTGGTCGTGTACACAAGACCGGCCTTAGCGAAGTCGCTGTCGTTGGGGTCGATGTAATACATTACAATGTTTTCCACCGGTGTAGCGATTACCGTATCAGCCGGGATCTCGCTGTCAGAAAGGAGGAAAATTGTATTGAACCCCATAAAATCCTTCAGGTACTGGAAGCCGAACTGATTCTGGATGGTGATGTTCGCTGCTCCGAGATACTTGTACACGTCAAGGATGTTCACAAAACCGACAACCCCGGTGATGTTCCGGTGCATCTGCTTAAACTTGTTCTCAACCTTGCCCTTTGCCATCGCAAGTGCCATCTGGAAGGTTGTTTCCTCGGACGTGAGCGTTCCGGTTTTCAGATAGTCGTAAAACTTCTTTGTCACGCCCGCCTGAAGCTGATAGAGGAACTCGTCGTCAGTCATCTGGACAGCGTTGTCATAACCGTGGTCTTTGATTGCTTCAATCGAAACGGCCTTCGCGTACTTCTCGATGGTCATTTCCTGATACTTCTTTTCCTTTACGGTAAATTTGCTATACGGGATATCCTCGCCTTCGCCTACTGCACCATCCTCGAGCGTCCCCTCCGCATATTTACTTTTCAGCACTGCGCCGGGCTGCTTCTTTATGGGGCGCATGATCCCCAAGATGTCCCGCAGATGCTGCCAGTTGCGCTCGAATCTGGTTACAAAATCCAGCTCTCTTGCGGTTACCTGGACATCCGCTGTTTTAATCAAATTTGCTTTTGCTGGCATATTAGCCCTCCTGCTTTAATTAAATAAACTCATGTTCGCAGCAATTGCAGCCTGACGCTCAGAAGCATCCTTGATGCTCATAATCTGGTCTTTCGTCAGCGCGCCGCCCTGCCCCTGCTTATTTGTCGGCTGTGTAAAGCGTGCCTGATTCTGCTGTGCTTTCTGCTGCTCATCGTCAACAAATGCCGAAGCGTCCTTTTCCTTCATCTGGGTTATGAGGTCATTCAGTCCGAGGATTTTCCCGTCTTTCAGCTTTAATCCGGCCTCCTTGACTTCTGCCATAATTGCGCGTTTAGCCGCTTCGCTTGAGAATTTAATCCCTTCAAACTCCGTCTTTAGAGCGTCCGAAAAATCTCTCTCATACAGTTGCGCCTGTGCGTTTTTCTCGGCATCCTCTGCCTTTTTCTTCCAATCGGCCAAATCCCTCTGCATTGTTTCAAGGTCAACGCCCTCGAAGCCTTTCAGTGTGCTTTCTGCCGTCTCAGCTTTTTCTTTCCATGTATCCCGGTCAGTCTCAACCTTTCCCAGCTTCTTTTCATGTTCAGCTTTTGTGACGTAATTTTCCGCCACCTTTTTCGTAAGGTTTTCCTTTTTGTCTGCCGAGACCTCAATCCCCAGTTCTGTCAAAATTGCTTCAATATTCTGCATCTTTATCCTCCTAAACGTGATTGATTAACCGCCCGTCAGCGGTATGGATTAAGCCCGATAAACCACGGGCGGGGTAGTTGTGGGAATGGGAATTGAACCCATGACACACGGCTTATAAGGCCGCTGCTCTACCTCCTGAGCTATCCCACAAAGCGCCCGGGGTAGCGAACCGGGCGAAAAGCGTAATGATCGGCGCTGTCTAAACAATGCACCTATACCGTGCGCCGGGGCTTGAACCCGGCTGCTTCCATGCACGGTGGCAAAAACAAAGAAAGATGGGATGGATTTTCCTGCAATTACGATTTACAGGATTGCACACAGACGGAGTCGAACCGCATTTTCAACCTTCCCGCAAGGCTGTGTGCTGTAAAGGAGGAAATACAAATACAAAAAAGAGCCAGCAATCTGTAAGAAATCCTTACAAATCACTGGCTCTGCGTCTGGCGTCTGGCACTTAACGGACGATAGGCTCTGCCTTTCCGTTTTCAATATTCACGAGGCTGGTCGTTTTACATTTCGGGCAAAACACCGGAAGATTATGCGCTGTCGTATCCTTGCGGAATGCTGACCGCGTTTTATTATTACAGACAGGACAGTATACCCTTTTGATATCCATGACGATCATTCCTTTCCATAGCCTTTAATACATTTTACCAAATAAAAAAAACTATGGCGTACCCATGTTTAAAGCAAAAGCGGCAGGTTTACCCGCCGCCTTTACTCACATCATCTTTCGTAATTTTTCGATGTACCGCGAAATAGTCTCCCGCTCTTCTCGGCAGTCTGCATCCTTTGACAGATCTCCCAGCTCTTCCGTCAGTGCATCCATATGCTCTTCCAGAGCAGCCAGCATACGCCGCTTGCAATCCTCAGACTTGCCGTTGCGATAAGACTGCTTGTTTTCCATGTAATCATCATAAGGGTCATTGTTTCCGTTTCCACGGCTATAGTGACCCTTTACATAGTGCTCCCCACGTCGCGCATAGGAGGATCCATCGTCATAGGCCGTCATGCTCATTCCATCATCCCTGCTGTATCTCCCACGGCTGTCGCGTTTCCGCCTCTCGCTGTACTCTCCATTCTGGCTATAACCGCCTTCCATTTCGTCGAGAACGGCGTTATAATAGCCCTCTTTGCACTTCCAGTATTCCACATTTTCCATGTCTTTCAGCATGTCGATAAGCTTGTATGCAGTTTCAAGGTTTCCGGTATTCAGACCTTTTTCTGCGATTTTATCCAGTTCTTCACGGATATTTTGCATCAATTTATAGCTCATGGTCTGCCCTCCTTAACCGCAAACCCGAACAGCTGTTATGTTCGGGTTGTCTACTAACACAGGAATTGTCCCTGCGTTTTTGATGGAAACGTTTTCACAGCATCCACAGAACACATCGACGTATGTCTGGGACGATGTGTTAAAATACTGCTCTACTGCCGCAGGGGTGGCACGCATCACCGTGCCGCCGAGGATTTCCCCATCTCTGGCAATTCCCAGCGCCACTTCTCCTACCGTTTCCCCAGTCGGTACTGCGACGTTCCCGGAAAATGTGATCAGATATCTACCGGGCTTTACAAGCGTTATCTGCGCGCTTCCAGCCCTGTGTCTTTCTGCGCATCCGCCCTTTGTTACCACTGCCGAAAACGGGATAGACTGCCCTACGAGGACCGTGACCGGCGTTGTGTTTACTAACTCAATCATTTTATTCTCCCTTCATTTCAAAAGGGGCAGACGTTCTCAGCCTGCCCCTTTTTGTGAATAACGGCATCAGCCGAACATCATGGCAAAATGCCACGAAGATACTCCGTCTGAAGTTTTAACATCCGCATCCCGTGTTGCCTCCGTAGCCACATCCGGCGCCAAAGCTAAAGCCTGTCGGGTTTACGATGGACGTGTACGGGGACATTACCGGATAAGACGGAACGGGTGTAGGTCGCAAAGCATTTAAGATGCTGTTTGTCTGTGCGTTGTTAGACAGCTGGAGCTGTGCGGACTGTAACTCTGTCTGTAGAGACTGGATCTTATCCTGTGTAAACAGGTCGATGATACGCTGTGTTCCGGCGTTCTGCGCGTCAATTACATCGCGGAATCCGTTGTTTACGGTATTCTGGAGGATGTTTGTCTGGGCTGCCATGTTGTAGTTTACGCCAGCAATAGCCTCTCGGGTATCGCAGCAGCACTGCTGCGTCTGATAGCCCAGGTTCGACAGGTTGGCGTTTACGCCAGCAAAGCCGTTGCAAAGCTGACCGGAAAGGTTCTGGATACCGTTTTCGATGCCCTGCGTGGACAGCGCTGCGTCGATATCAGCGCGGGTTGCATAACCCTGAAATGCGGGAGAATTTGCTCCTCCACCATTTCCGCCCCAGCCGCCGAAGCCGCCCCAGCCAAACATACCGAAAATCAGGAAAAGGATAATCCATGCACCCCAATCTCCGCCGAAGCCGTCATTTTTTCCTGTGCCGCCGGTTAATACGGCAACATCAGAAGCGGTTAAACCGTCTGTCATAGTAATTATCTCCTTCGATAATGTATTTACAAAACCGTGTGCACCCGGTTGTGTACTATTTAAAAAAGCTTTTAAACATACCCTGCATCTGCTGCGCCATCTGCTGGGCTTGATTTAACTGTTGCTGGTTTATTTTGCCAGACTGCAACAGCCTGTTAATCTCTTCATTCGGATTTCTGCCCTCCATCTCTTTTCGGAATTGCTGGAACTGTTCCAGCATTCCGGCCATTCTATTACCATTCAGGGCCTCAAACAAGGGATTCGCCATGTCTGCCTCCTTCCGGCTTTGTTGCCGTTTCGAGATAACTATATAATTCTTCATATTTGCTTCTCAAATCGTCGTATTCTTTCCGAGTAACGTATTTATCGTCTAAGTTCACTTCCTCCTGTTTCTGTGGCTCTTTCGCGCCCACCGTGACCTCTTTGTAAGCAAAGGTGCGGAGCGTCGGCATCCCGGCGGCATCGGTAGTCTTTATATAAAAATTAGAGTTTTCGGAGTCCATCAAAAGGACGCTTGTATTTGGAGCGACAAGATAAGATTTAGCTCCAGCCTCGCCCTGCACCCACAGGATCCCCTGATTTACCTGCTGCATCTGCTGTGGCTGCTGATACTGAGCCTGCATCTGCGCCAGCCTGTCCATCTGCGGCTGTAGCGGATTTACTTGTCCATACTGATACGGGTTATAGCCGTATCCTTGATATGGTAATGCCATGCCTGCGCCTCCTATGACTAATTCAATGACTTTCTATAGCTAAATTATGGCATAAAAAATAAGCCTCTGACAGTCCATCAAAGGCTTACAAAAGTATCAAATCAACATACCCGTATTATCTTTTTGTTTATTCGCTGGCTCATTCTTTTCACGGTGGACACACTCACGTTCATCATCTCCGCACATCTTTCCAGCGGAATATTCTGCGCCCGTAATTCAAAAAGCCGCCGTTCCTCAGGTGTAAAATTGCAGTATTTGCGAAAAAAATCCAATTCAAACACTGTAAAATCGTATACCTTCAAGATTACTCCCCTTATTGCGTCCGCGCCAGATAAGATATAAGCTTTCCCCTCGTTTCTTTTAACTGCTCAACATTGTTCCCTGATATCTGGCTGTTAAGCATCGTTACCAATGTCTCCATGATTAGGCTGTCCCGCTCCCTAATCTCATGCATCGTTTCAAAGTCTCGCTTGTCATGCTCTTCAAGGACTTTTACCCGCGTGGTGAGCTTAATCGCGGGGGATATCCATTTATGTATCACAGCCACAGCGCCCCCTATCACCGAAATGCCGCCGCACACAGCAAGAATAGCCTGTATCGTGTCCATAGTGCCTATCTCCTTATTTCTCCCAATAGTATATCGGTATCTCCTGGCCACTGTCCCATGTGTCCCAGTAATGTCCATCTTTGACGCACACCACATGGCCGTCTATCCCGAGCACATACGTCCCCGTTGGATGATCTCGGCAAAAATCGTCTACCGTGTAAACATGCTGTCCGTGGTCGTCTACGATATACCGCCGGAAACCATTTTCACGCAGGTATGCGCCCCAGACAACGTTTGCAGACGGCATATCCGAAAGCTGGCAAGCTTTTACCATAATGCCGGAAAACGCCGTTTCCCAGTCAACAGACATCGCCTTGCATATTGCCCTTATAACACAATCTCCGACGCGCTGAGAACGTGGATTTGGATTGAATTTTGCCCAATGACTCATTTTCCAGTCCCTTCTTTCTCCGCATGTCTTTTTGCCCCTTTATTTGCTGCCTTTTGCTGCGGGTATCCAAATCCCGCTAATGCATTCCGATCATACTGCGGCTGTAACCCATTTTCTTCGCAATGCTGATTATAAGCCCTGTTCTGTCCCTGCAATCGGTAAGCCAGCTTATCATATTCCTGCTGGAGCTTTTCCCGTTCCGCGCCGGACGCCCATGCAAGCTCTTCCTGTTTTACTATCAACTGCCGTTTCGTCTTTCGGATTCCGCGTTCCATAGATCGCTGCTTCTGGCTGTCCTCATACCGTTTTAGATTCTCAGCGTCGGTAATTTTATTCCCGCTTCCATCCAGCAGATTCCCTTCTGCGTCCCTCCACGAATTCTTCATCCGCTTGTCAAACAACATATGACCGTGACGACAGTTATAGCCATGCAGCCCTCTCATATCCACAACCCTACCCTCTCCCGTGGTTAAATCAATGTCATATCCTGTCGATTCCAGCAGGTTCGGATATCCCGGCTCGCTTCCGTCGATTTTAAACACCCGCCCCTGCCATTCGTCATGTCCGGCAAGTAATGGCTGCCCATCACGTCTTACTCTTGCCCCGAGGTGCGCAGAGGTCAACACATACTCTGTACCGCTGTCCACGATATATCTATTTGTCAGCTGGGCCGCCGTCTGATTCATCGACGTCACTACACAGCATCGTACTGCCGCTTCCAGCGTCCGCCGTGCTCCTGTCGGGTAATCCACCATAATGCCGCGTCCCGCGTACGCATCCAGCACATCCGCTATGGCTGCGGGATAGCTTTGTACTCCGCTTGCTACCCTTACATCGGCTTCGTCGAGCAGCGACACAAGGTCTTTTTGGCTTTGTTCCAGCGTCGTCCTTGTGAGGTTCTTCAACTCCGCCCGGCTTTTTATGTACTCTGCTTCAATAACAGCCATATATCGTGCATTTTCAAGCGGAGACTGCGCCGCGATACCCATTTCTGACAGTGTAACCGCATCATCTTCCCACGATGTCAGCACGGCACCACGCAGGAGCTTCCGCAGTTCTTTTTCGCTCAGGTCTGTCAGTTCCATGATACGCCGCTGTATCTCATCCCGGCTTTCCCCCAACTGCTCCAGCCTGTACAGCAACCTGTCCGCCGTGGCTGTGATTTTCCCGGATTTTAAAATCCTTCTGGCGATATCCCGCAGGATAAAGTTTTCCAGCCGTTCATAGAGTTCTAATATCCGGTCAGCTTTCCCTTCAAAATACTCTGGTCTCAGCATCACTCTTTCCCCACCGTTTTTCTCACAAGATTCAGCCAGTCGTCTTTATGCCGCCTTTTGGCTTCCTCGAACCATTCAGACGTTGTTCCCGGCTCGTGATATTTAATCCGTCTCTGCGTCGGGCTTTTGCTGGGAGGGGATGTCCACCCTATGATGTTCCCCTCTGCGTCTTTAAGCGGGATATTCGGACCGTACACAACGCCCTTGTACAAATAATGAGCATATGGCGTGTCATACTCAACGATGCCGCCGTATACCCCGTCTGGATATCTTACACTGTTTCTTAGTGCACCCTGCCGGAATGGAACGAATGGGGCGCTGTCCGCCACTACCTGCATATTCAAAAGCTTCTGGGCTTCCAGCAGATTATCGTCTATGCGGGACGTATCGAGCTTAATCTCCACGTCCCCAACTTTCGTATCCAGGTTCATTCTACCACCTCCCGCATTTTATGGCGTACCCTTATTTCATCTTTGCGTATCCCACGCTCATCCCCGCTTCCGCATCGTTTGCCACGGTCGTTGTTGGGCTGTAGGTTCGCAGGGTTTTATAAGTGGCAAGCTGCTCTGTGGTAAGAGGTTTTTCGATCGGTGTTTCAAGCTGCCCTAAAAACGTCAATGGATTGGCTGAGTTTATAAAACCAAGAATCTGTTCTTTAGCCTCTTCTTTTGTAACATCTTCTTTGGGATGATAATAAAAAGTTGTTGAATTTAATGCCCATCCGGGAGCAATTCCCCAATTTGCATAAATACCATGTGAGATTAAACACTTAGTCGAACCATCCCTATATCTATTTACAAGGGCTCCAGAAATACGATATCTGTTTGGAACATCAGCGGTTTCTTCAAAATTTTTCCACTTTGCTTTTGGTGTTTCTGTTGCGACCCTCTGCACATACACTCCTTTTTTAAAATCCACCTCATCGCACACCCACT